TCTATTTTAAATATTTGATTGATTGGCAGCGGAGATGTATATTAATGGCGCGTTAGTTCTTCTCATGATTTTTTTTGATTCACAATGATTTTTTTGTAAGATTAGGGTAGGAATGAGGTTGAGGCATCCTGCCCCTCAAGTAACAAAACTCAACCAAATACGTTGCGAGAATGCCACCGACCAAAGTTGTCATTCATCGCTTTTTTAACCAAGTAGACGAGCTCTTTGGTTTTTTTGGGCTTTGTCTAGGATGTGTCATGCGTTCCAACACATGACAGTTAAGAGCGCATAACAGGCGTTTGCACGCTAGCTACTTTCGGCACTTTAGCACTCTAACTATCGGTACTTTGGCACTCCTAACTAGGCGTAATTATACTATGAAACATGCTTATAATACAAACATTGTTACACAATACCCTTTGAATATATCCCCAATTCTTCTCTTTTTCAAACGTTGGCCTGAAAATTATCAAAAACCTTTGAATTATCCCATTTCACAGTTTGGTGAAATGAGCAAAGAAAGGGGGTTGATATGATATTTGAACCCATTGCCGAAGATGATGTCATCATAACTGATTCAAGAAGCCATTGTTTTCCCGTTGCAATTGCAATGAAATATTCAGTGCACATGGCAGTGTGGATTAGCCATTTAGCTCATTGGACTGAAAAACATTTAGCTTATAACGAAAATATTCATGATGGCTTGTGCTGGAATTACACAACCATAGCCGCCTTAGGTGACTTAATACCTTACATGACTCCAAACCAACGAAGGACAGTAATTGATAACTCTATCAAAGAAGGGTTAGTAATCAAGGGCAACTACAATAAAACAAAATATGACCGTACTGTCTGGTATGCATTAACACCCAAGGCTTATTTATATTATGCCCATCTTTTGACCGAGAAGAATATAAAACACTTGTGGTTATCCATTTGTGAAAAAACCCAAATGGATTTGTTAGCATTCACAAATCTATTTGTGAAAAACCACCAACCTATACCAAATACTAAACCAGATACTAAAACAAATATAAATATAAGCACTTCTGACGAAGTGCCGGATATTGAGAATAATTCGGAAGAAAACGAGGATTTAGGTAATAGCCATAATCAGGCTTTAGAAGAGCACAAGGCACAGAAAGGTCTTGACGTATCAGATACTTGCACTAAATCTGATTATCGAAATAATCAGGACAAATATTTATCTGATTCATCAAAATTAAAACAATATGATATTAAGGATATACTATCCAGTAATATTTTTCAAATTCCAGAACAAATTATTCATGACTGGATTACCAACAGGAAAAAGAAGAGGGCGCCTGTCACACAAACCGCGTGGAACAAAATTAACAAAGAGCTCGCTAAATGCAAAGAGCTTGAGATAGATCCCTTGGAGGCATTTGAAACGATGGTAGCTAGCGGATGGCAATCATTGAAAGTTGAGTATTTCATTACGAAAGAATTATTAAGCAAACAAGAAACTGCTAAAAAACGCAGCATGGAGCTTGAACAAATGGCTGAGCGACGCAAACAGAAAGAAATTGAAGATTCAAAAAGGTTAAACGGGATTGTAAGTCAGGCATCAGAAGTGGCTCGTAATAAGCTTAGGCAAATAGTAGGGTTGCGTTCCCCCTTAATGAACTCTAGAAAAGATACAGGGTGTAATTAATGCCAACCGCTGATGAATGTAAAAAAATCATCAGTAAATTAGGGTTTAAATTAGGAGTGTCACCAAACCTCATAGCAACGCGCCTATTAAGCGATGATGACAAGGGTGATATGATGGAGGGGAATACTGAGATATCGTCTCTAGAAGCCGCTGTGGAGGTTTGGAGGGATAATGGAATGCCTAACTATGCTTTTGGAAGGACAGAAACATATGAAGAAGAAAAAAATAAAGCGCTAATGCAAAAAATGTTTGCACGAGGTCAAGAATGACCAAAAGAGTCGCAATACCCAGTGAGAATCAGGAACAAAGATGGCTTGTAAAATGGTTAAGTAGTCATCCACAAATTAAAGATTTCTTTTGTAAGAACAATAATGAGGGAAAAAGAACGGAGGTACAAACGTGGAACCTAAAGCTCATGGGCCTACGCCCAGGAGTGAGCGACTTATTCATTCCCTACCCTAGCCAAAGCGGTAAATATGCCGGTCTTTGGCTTGAGGTTAAAAGAAATATGAACTATCCACCTTCTGCAATGAAGTCCATTACTTGGATCCAGCAAGAAGTGTGGATTGAACGTATGAAATCCGTTGGATTTGACGGGAGATTTTGTTACGGGTGGGTTAATGGTAAGGAAATAATTGAGGGGTATTTGCTTTCTTAATTGCTTTCTATTAGAGCAAGAATAGAGGATAATAGGCACCTAATTATAAATAATAGCGGAAGAAATATGGATATAGAAGGCCTTATTAATCATACATTAGCCTCCTACACAATTGAAAGACAGTATATTGCCAAACAACTGTTCGACAATAAAGAGCGCATTCAGTTCTGGGAAGATGTACAAGCCATTCATGCTAATGAATCGGTCCAAAACGCGTTACGAGGGGTTACTAATATTCGGCAAATATTAAGTAGTGAAAATTATATGGATTATCTTATAAAAAAAAATGTTTGTGAGCCTTTGTGCTTTATGGATTTCCCATTAAAAACCATAGAGTTTTATTTGCATTTAAAGCACTCTTGTCACGAGCACACTATAGGCAAACTAAATGAATTGGATAAGGATGAATAAATTTAAAAGGAGCATAGATGTCGTGGAATATAAGTGTGGCTTCAGCACAATTGTTGGAAAGTTTAGCGAATTCTATTTACGATCGTGGAAAAGAAAAATCAGTGCCTTTTTGTTTTACGGTAAAAGAAGTGCACATTGTAGAACATTGGTTGAAAGAATCAATTAAAGCCGCTTTGGAAAAATCAGCAGAATATAAAACGTTATCGTCTGAACAACACCATCAATAAAAATCATTCTAACGGCCTTTTAAGCGTGATTTACAGACAACCTATAGTTTATAATGTTTTTGGATATCTCTTCACAGAGAGCATATAAACGCTATTGGAAGGCATTAAATGGCAGACGGTATTGTAAAGTGGTTCGATGATAAAAAAGGGTATGGATTTATTGAGTCTGAAGGGAAAGATTTCTTTGTACATTTTAGAGAAATACAAAAGACGGGATTTAAGAGTCTTAAACCGGATGACAGCGTTACTTTTATCCCCCTAAAAAGTGATAAGGGGCTCAGTGCTACAAAAGTGCATCTTAAATATTAATTGGATAGTGTGTTAGATTATATGCGCATGATTATGTTATAATTAATATTTTAATTACAGGGAGATAGTTATGAGTGAAGTAAAGGATTACACCACTGAAAAAGAATACACGCATTACAACGGCGTCCCTTCAATGTACGGAAAGCTCGTTGATGAGCAGTGTCGTCAGCAACCTAAGTATTGCGAGCCTGGTGATGTTGGTGGTGATATGCGTGGTGACAGACGAAATGAACAGGCTGGTCCTTAATTTTTCGGAGTTATATAGGGTCTGCTGTTTAGGCCCTTTTTACTGAGATATTTCAATGCATCAGCCCACCTCTGAATTGCGAAAAACGGTATCTGCTTTAAAGGCTTTTGGACATACGCATGTAGACATTGCCAAGTACTTGCATATTGATGATGATACGCTGGTTAAATACTATGCGGATGAGCTAGATAACGGCCTTACGGATGCCAATTTCAAAGTAGCTAATAAGCTTTTCAAGAAAGCCTATGAAGACGAAGATGTTAAGGCCCAAATATTTTGGCTTAAGACGCGCGCTAGATGGCGTGAGAAAGACCCTGAAGATATGAATACGGTTAATAATTTACTTGAAAAGATAGTGGACAAGTTGGTTGAGTGATTATAAAGCCGCAAGGAGGCATTATGAATGATACATGGAGGCCATGGCCTTTTGCGATTAAATCCTTCTTACTTCTGATGGCAGGATGGGGCCTAATTACTCTAGCGGGGCTACAATCTCGTGTGGTAAGTATTGAGTCATGGATAGAGATACATGATTCAATGGGAGCCCAGGTCCTGATTAAAGAGAAATAAATTGAATGTATGAAGAAAAGTTAATCCGTGTATTAAAAGACCTTCCTTTATTTGCTAAAAACTTCCTTAAAATTCGCACTAAATCTGGTGCTATAGAGCCTTTTGTGTTTAATCGCGCCCAAAGCTACCTCCATGAACGGCTTGAAACTCAAAAATCCCATACTGGAAAGGTGAGAGCGCTTATTTTAAAAGGGCGCCAACAAGGGTGCTCAACGTACGTTCAAGCTCGTGACTTTCATTTGGTATCTACGCGACGAGGGAAGAAGGCGTTCATTTTGACGCACGAAGCGGAAGCGACTAAAAACTTATTTGATATGACTAAGCGCTACAATGATAGCGTTCCGGAAGGTCTTCTACCAAAGCCTGATACCTCTAGCGCGAAAGAATTAAATTTTAGCTCTTTGGACTCTGGTTATTCCGTTGGAACCGCGGGCAACAAATCCGTAGGGCGCTCACAAACAATCCAAATCTTTCATGGCTCTGAAGTAGCCTATTGGCCGAATGCGGAAGAGCACGCCAAAGGAATCCTTCAAGCCGTTCCCAATGAGCAGGGCACAGAGATAATACTCGAGTCTACAGCTAATGGTATAGGAAACTATTTTTACAATATGTGGGTTGCGGCATCCACTGGGCAGTCCGATTTTCAGGCAATATTTATTCCCTGGTATTGGCAGCCGGAGTATACGTCAGACGCCAAAGAAGCAGAGGTTTGCAGTCCATCGGATGAAGAAGGAACGCTTATCAATACCCATGCCAGTGACGGGCTTACCATGCGTCATTTGTTTTGGCGCCGACGCAAAATACTGGAATTCAGCAATGACTTTGAAACGGGAAGGGAGCTTTTTAACGTAGAATATCCCATGACTGCGTTGGATGCATTTAGAAACCCCGTAGCGGACCGATTTATTAAGGCTGATATTGTCACTAAAGCCCGGCGCAATAGGGTTGAAAGTACTTCTCCGTTGGTTATTGGGATAGATCCTGCCATCAGTGACCATGATAGAACGGCTATCATTCGACGAAAAGGGCGTCTCGTATACAATTGCGAAACTCACTTTAATCTCAATACTATGGAGCTCGTAGGCTTAATTAGGCGTCTCATAGACAAAGAGCGACCAGCTAAAGTCTGTATAGATTGCATAGGTATTGGAGCCGGTATTGTTGATAGATTGCTAGAAATTGGGTACGAATGTGTTGAGGGCGTTAATGTTGCGCGGTCTGCTAATGACAAAGACAAGTTTCGTAACTTGCGGGCAGAATTATGGTATGATATGCGCGAATGGTTAACCCAAGAAACGCCCGTACAGCTACCGGATAGCGATGAATTGTTAGGAGATTTAACAAGCTTGGGCTACAAGTATGACAGCTCTCATCGACTCCAAATAGAGTCTAAAGACGACTTACGAAGACGGGGAATAAAGTCTCCGGATACCGCGGATGCCTTGGCCTTAACTTTTTACGTAGGCGACTATCTACAGGGCGGTGGCTATACTGTAAAACGACTTCCCGAAAATTCAGCGGGTATGTTTATTTAATATAAACAATAACAAGGACTTACAATGGCCAGGAAGGCAGAGAAAATTGCTCACCAAGCGCGTATTGCTTGTGAAAAATGGCGTGAATTCTTCAAATACAATATAGACTTGTATCACATGATGCATACTTTTGTCTTAGGTCAGCAGTGGACCGATGATGAAGAAGAAATGCTAAAAACCTTCAGAAAAGTCCCTCTTACATGTAATAAACTAGCGGCCATGGCCAATGCTTTATGCGGTGAACAGCAACAAAATACACCTCAGCTCGAAGTAGTGCCTATGGAAAACTGTGACGCTGAAACGGCAAAGCTGCGTGAGCTTATTATCAAAGATGTGATGTTTTCTACGGATGCCACTACCTCCTATCAAGTAGCTGCTTCTCAAGCCTTTATTGGAGGCTTTTCTGCTTTTTGTATAGATACGGATTATGTTCATCAAAAATCATTTGAGCTCGATATTGTCTACAGGCATTTTAAAGATGCAACACGTACGTATTTTGATATGGGCGCTGAACGCATCAACAAAACAGACGGCATGCATGCGGGCTATATTACACGGATGACCCGGCCTAAGTTTAAGCAAATATACGGTAAAGATATGGAGGAAAAGATATTGCGCACCATGTCACCTACACAGTCACAAGAAGAAATTGCACTTGCAACCCAACCAAGCGATGGAGAAGACCCTTTTACCTGGGCTGATAATGAAGCAGTAACTATAATAGACCACTTTGTACGTAAGTATGAAAAAGACACACTATACAAGTTATCCAATGGACGCACCGTTAATCAGGATGAGCTTGATGAAATTATAGAGAAGTCTATTGCTATTAATGAAATGCATGCCCTTATGGAAGAAGAGTCTGTCATGGAAATGCCTATGGATAGCGGAGATATGGTAGCCCAGGATGCAGGCGCAGAAGGCGAGGAAGTCTTATCCAGTGAGCTTGGGTCTACGGATTTGGATATGCTAACGCTGTTTGATGATGGCGAAATGGTTCGAATCGAAGATAAAAAAGAGGCTAAAAAGCATAAGATAATGCACTATAAGATAGCTGGTGATTATATTCTTGAAGAAAGCGAATTTCCATCCGACCAATTGCCAGTGATATTTGTAGACCAAAACAGTTATTACGAGAAAGACGGAAAGCAAGTGTGTCGTTCTTTCTTTGGGGATTGCAAAGACACGCAGCGCTATCTTAATTATTTGCGCACCCAGTCCGCCTACATTTTAAAAATTAGTCGCTATGACCAATTCATAGGAAGTAAAAACAACGTTAAAGGATTAGACACCCAAGCTAATTGGCGAGACCCCACCAATACGCAAGGACTTTTGACGTATGATGAATCCCCTAATGGGCATAAGCCTGAACAGTTACGTCCTCCTGAATTATCACAATCTTTATTTACTCAATATCAACTCGCTATAGAAGATTTATACACCTCTACGGGCCTGTACCCAACAAGAATGGGTCAGCAAGGAAATGAAATCTCTGGAGCAGCTATCGATGCGAGAACCCGACAAGGAAGTTATTCTACATATGTTGCTTTCAATTCTATCAATCGTGCTATTGCTGTTGGCGGTGAAATTGTCAATGAGATGATACCGCGGGTGTACGATACGGAGCGTGTCGTGTCATTAATGACGCCGGATGAAGGCATGAAGAACATTACCATTAATGAAATGGCTGATGACTATGGCGAGGTCATTAAAAATGATATTCGAAAAGGGACATACCAAGTTCGCCTAAAACCAGGGCCAAGTTTTGAAGGACAAAAACAACAAGCACTGGATTCATTGCAGCAGATACTCCAAGCCGACCCGCAGGCATTTGGGTTAATTGCTGACCTTTATGCTGAAAATCTACCGCTTATGAACACAATTGAGATTAAAAACAGGCTCAAAACGCTTGTCCCTCCCCAAATTATAGAAGCAGGAAAAACCGGTAAGATGCCTAATGAATCAGGACAGCCCTCACCTGAGCAACAAGCAATGGCTATGGAGCAGCAGGCGCAACAACAGCAGATGCAATTGAAGGTTAAAGAAGTAGAGCTCAAAGAAAAGGAAATAGAGCTTAAGCGTCAACAAATCATCATGGAAGCGCAATTTAAGATTCAAGAACTAGAAACGGAGCGTATGGAAACGGCTGGAAAATTACAAGAGCAAGAACTTCGGTATGCAGCAGAAACGCAGCGTACGCAAAGCGATACCAATATTGCTCACGCTAATAATTTGGTGAAGATTTTGACGCAGAGAATTTAACAATAAGTGAGGACGTTATGAGTACAGAAGCAAGTAGTATTGATGATATGTTGATGGGAAATAAAACACAAGCTCACCCTGAAACACCCGAATATGATAGCACACAGGATGAGTCTTCCCATGCAGAAATACCTACTGATTATGAGGAGCCAGAAGCCACTAACGAAACCTTAGAAGAACCCGAAGAATCCGCACCTGTAGAAATTGATGATTATGGAAATGCCAAAGAAAAGCCCCGCATGTATAGTGAAGAGGAGGTCAGTGAGCGAATTAATAAAGCTATACGCGAACGTTTGGCTCGCATGAAAACGCAAGATAAGCCTATGCCAACAGTAGGACAAGTACAACAAGCCCAAGAATTTAACTACAACCCGGACTCAGAACAAGGGTGGCAACAACAGTTAGAATCTTTCGTTGAGCAAACCTTTACTAAAATAAACCAACGTCAAGCCTCGCAAGCACAGCAACAGCGTGAGATGGAGGCCCATAATGAATTTCAAGAACGCTTTGCTAATGGCATGGATAGATTCACTGATTTCAAGGAAGTAGTAGGAGCGCAGCCAATAACCGACCCTATGACGCTTGCATTGCGGGGTGTGAATGACCCTGCTGCCTTTGTATATGCGGCCAGCAAGCGTCATCCTGCAGAATTGCAACGCATTTCTCAATTAGGCGACCCTTATGCGCAAATGGTGGAAATGGGAAAATTAGAGGAGCGTATGCGAAAAACTAAAAGCGCTACTAATGCACCAAAACCCTTAGGACGAACCAGGGAAGATGCAGGCATGCCTGTGGCTAAAAAACAAGATGGTGACAGCATAGAAGATTTGATTGCTAGGGCCGATGCCAAGAAACGTGCGCAACTTACCGCTCGCCGAGGACGCGGATAAGTCTGATAAAAATATTAATAACCAGGCATTTATTGTTGACATTTAGGATGTATTGTCTTTAATATAATCTCCATGCGTAAGAGGGTCCATTCCTCAATGTAACTTAAGACGGTAATTATTGTCGCCCGTCGGACAAATGAAATTAAGGCGCTCATTTAGAGCGATTTACTACTAATTTGTTCACGGAGAACAATAATGGCTAACGTCTTTAGAGAGACGCAGTACGTCTTGGATGACGTATTCGTGCGTTTTTGGAACTCTCTTGCTTTTGCAAGAACTGCAAACCGCAATTTGGAAGGTGATTTTAAAAACCTCAAATTCGCAACGGGTCAAACGCTTGATTACCGCTTAGAAGAAAGATATTTAGCTGGCGAAGGCGCTACTGCTACTGCTGAAGCGCGCGTTCAGGTAATCAGACCTTTATCTATTACTAAACAATTCCGTACGATGATTGAATATACAGGCTTTAACCTGACGTTCGATCGCGCCCGTGATGAACCCTACCTTGAAATGGCAAACGCGCCTCGTGCGAAACGTTTGGCCAACTTGGTAGAAAAGTTTATTGCTACTGACAATTTCCAGAAACAAACCTATCAAGCCGTAGGAACCCCAGGCGTTCCTGTGGACTTCAACACCATTTTAAGTGCTGATGCCTACATGACTGAATTGGCCATACCCGAAGACGGAAAGCGGTATTGTGCCGTTCCTCCACGCGTTGCGGCTAATCTTTCTAATGACTTGTATAACGTATTTAACAATACGGTTAATACTGGAGCTTTGATTGATGGATTTATAGGGCATTTATCTGGATTTGATTTCTTTAAAACAAACTTTTTACAACGTCAAATAGCCGGAGCAGGCCAAGCAGGCGGTACACCTCCTGATGGATTTAAGCTTGCAGGTACAGTGACTAACGGACCCATATCTTCAGGTAATACCATTGCGCTTACAGGGCTTGTAGCTTCTACGGTCGTCTTTAATGAAGGCGACATAATAGAAGTTGATGATTCCGCTGGTGTGTATATGGTTAATCCATTGACTTATGAGCCTTTAGAGCAACGTGCACAGTTTGTAGTTACTGAGCAAGTAACCTCCACTGGCGGCGGTACGGCTAACGTTCCTGTTAATCCTACGATTGTGACTTCGGGTGCGCGTCAAAATATTTCTGCAGCCATCCCTAATGGTGCTCAAATGTTATTGAGAGATAGTCATAACGTAAGTTTAGCTTACCATACGCAAGCCGTTGTGTTTGCAGCCCCTCCTATCAAGGAACTGAAAGGTGGTGTTGACGCCGTTACTCGTTACAGCGACCTTTATAAGTTAGCAATGACTTACTCTTTAGGTGCTGATATCCGTAATTATGAACAATTAGACCGTATTGACGTCATCTGCGGGGTAGCAATCAACCCTGAATTTGCCGTTAGGATTTGTTCTTAATCTAGATTGGCGCCTACTCCACTGGGCGCCTATTTTAGGGAGAAGGTTATGCAAGGAACGCAAGTAGTATATAACGGACGCTCTATTGCCAAGGATGGTTTTCGTGCTTTCATTTATGCCGCTGATGGAATTACCAAGCTTGTTAATAGCTGGGAAGAATACATTGAACATATAGCATCAGGTACTTGGTTCTCCAATCCTGAAGAAGCTATATTCCCTTTAGACTCTAAAGAAGACGTTAAAAAAACGCCTCTTAAGGTTGCTTCTGCTCCTAAAAAAAAGGGGTAAACCATGTCGTATACCGTCCGTGATTTTGCCTTTCAGGTATATCGCCTTATCAATGCGCATAACCCTACTTTACCATTGCATGGCGATGACCAAAAACTGTGTATACAAGTCTTAAATCAACTGCTGAATTACTATGCAGGCAATGGATTAATGCTAACAGTGGCCAAAACAGTGACTGTACCGATTAATCTTGGTCAAACACAGATTTACTTTACACCTACAAATTATACTTCCACTTCACAAAGTGAGTATGTTTCTATTACTACCGGATTAAATACATTCACGGTCGTCAATGGGACTATTTATAGGGTGGGAGACGCAGTAACCGGTAGCGGTATACCTGCAAGTACAACTATTACAGCAATAAATAATAATCTTATAACTATCAGCAACTTAATTACCTTAACGGGGACCTATTTATTAACGTTTACCAATCAAGCCAATGACCCTTCAGTTGCTTATATTCAGGCAGGACGTTTGGCTAATTTAGATAGCGCCTGGATGGTATTGAGTGGTGTTACCTATCCTTTGATTGATAAAAGCCGGGACGAGTTTTTGGCGGCTTGGAAGTATGAGCCTTTACAAGGATTGCCACGTTTTATTATTACGTTTCCCGATACAGAGATAGTGGCGGCGCGTCTTTATCCTGCACCGTCGCAATTCTTTCAATTTTATGCAAGAGGCAAGTTCCAGTTATCTGATTTTACAAGTAGCGACGATATGAGTGCATTGCCTCAATATTATGTACGCTTTTTTCTATTTGCCACCGCAAGAGATGTAGCGATGTATACGGGAAGGGCGGATGCCTGGACAGAAAAGCTAGAGGCCCTGTATCAAGAAGCCCGGGATGTAATGGAGTCTGCGAGTGAAGTCAATTTATCTATTACCGGTGATGAGCAATCTTTGCTCAATGGAGCTTGGCGTGTGAGGGCCGGCATCTGATGGCTATCGAACAGCTACCTATTTTTTGTTATTACGATAAGCAGCGCTTTATTCAGTTTGGCTCTATGGACTGTGCCAATTGGTATGGTATTTCTGTTGAATCTGGAAAGAAGCAACAGGCATTGTATCCAGCCATGGGACGAAAGCATATTAATTTTTTAAATGAGAATCGTCTTATATTTAATGCAGAACCTCGGGTAGTTTTTAAAACTATCCATTATTTTTATGTGGTAGATGGAAATCAAGTTATACAAGTAGATAGATTTTATAATCAAAAAGTAATAGGGACTGTTTCGCTTGGCACAAATATTTGGTTTGATTTCCTAGCAGTCGGCACCACTATTTATGCACTAATGACGGATGAACATAATATTTTTATCATTACTGAAAATGGCACTACAGTCAGCATGGTGCCTGTTACTGATGGAGATAGGCCGAATAATCCTTTATATGTAGCCGCCTTTGGCAACCGATTTGCAGTAAGTTCAAAGAATACTCCTTTTTTCTATCTTACCACGATCAATCTTGTCGGCGGTGCTGCCGGATGTTTTAGTTCAGGACTTCCAGTGGCTCCTTTATTTGCGCAGGCCACAGGCGTTATAGGACAGATGGGCGTATTACATAATCAGCTTTATATTTTTAATGATTTTACTACTGACGTTTGGTCGAACATCCCTACACAGCTTTCAGTGGCTGGGGGTACTAGTGAATTCCCGTGGAAATTAAATACCTCGTATAATCTAAATTACGGTATAGAAGACCCCTTTTCTTTATCCATTGGATTTGGTCGTATGGTATGGCTTGCCCAAAATGCAGATGGATTAGTAAGTTTTATGTCTTCTAATGGGCAGCAGCCTCAAGATATTTCTTCGCAAGCAATTAATGTATTACTAGAAAATTCAACGTCGCAAGATGGCGTAAGCCCTTTTATTACAAATGGAGCCGATGGTTTTTTGTATCAGTATGAAAACACTGTTTTTTATCGTGTGTCGGCGGGTAAATTTTTAGACTTTGGGGTAGTAGATCTCAATAATTCTGCGAATGCTGTGGAGTATAATTTTGAAACAGGAACCTGGGGACGTGTAATTGAACTTAACGGTGAGCGAAATCGTATCCAAAAGCATATATATTTTAATAATAAGCATTTGGTTACTGTATCTGGAGACCCTGCTATGTATGATATGGCAGGAAACATTTATTATAATGAGCTAAGAAATACAGCGCAAACCAATCCTCAAGCAGCCGATGCTTTTAAAAAATACCCAATGCGTTATGAACTGGTGACCAAGCAGATATTTCTTCCCGATTATGCAGAATTTGTAGAAGATTATGTAGAGATTGACTTTGTATTTGGAGACCAGACGTTCTATCACAATTGTACTCCATTTTTAAACACGGTCTTTATTGTAGGTGAAGACTCTACGGATGATGTTCCCGTTTACATTTTAAGTGAAGATGACAAATATTTAATCCAAGAAGGCACCAATACACCAACTTTTGATGACAATCATTATTGCGACTTGTTTAAACCGTATATTGAACTTTATTATTCCAATGATGGAGGCAATACCTTTTTCCCCGCCGACGTGCGTGAATTTAGCCCTTTAGGTCAATACAGATGGCGTATGCGCTGGTATCAATTGGGTGTATCTAGAAATAGATGTTATAGACTGGTTTGCGTAAGTTCTGCACCTATAGTGATTTTGGGAGGAGTTAGGAATTCCCGAAGAACTTCAGGAGGAGCTAATTAATGTCTGTATTTTTGGATAGAGTAAATTCAGTGCCGTCACCAGGAGACGGTTTTAGCTTTGAATTTAATTCATGGCTTTCTGTATTAGTAGATACACTTAATGAAACGCTGTCATTAATACAAAATGAATTGAACAGATACGATAATGGATTATATGCGCCACAATTTACCACTGCGCAAATAACTACACTTTCTGCCACCGCAGCGGACGGTACGATGTGGTATGATACAACGACAAACGAACTGAAGGCCAAAGTTAATGGCGTGGTCGTAGTCATAGCATAAGGACATGATATGAGCTGGTTATCTAATTTTTTAAACCCAGGACGTGGCTATAAAAAAGGCCAGGAACAACTGGATAAATATTATCAACAGGCGCAAGGTTATTTACAGCCTTACAGCCAATATGGACAGGACGTCTATGGTGATATTAATTCGGCTATGCAGGCCTTATTAAATCCTCAGGCGCTCCAAGACCAATGGAGCCAGGGTTACCATGAATCACAATATGCTAAAGACCTTGAAGACATGGCAAGCCAGCACGGCTTGAATGCGGCAAGTGCTATGGGGCTTATGGGTTCTACGCCAGCGCTGCATGCATTACAACAAGGCACCTCTCAAATTGCAGCCGCTGACAAGCAACAATATATGAATGATTTGATGCAAAAATATTTGGCTGGCGCAGGCATCGGACAGAACATTTTTGGTGCTGGCGCTAATGCGGCAGGTCAAATGGGTCAGAATGCTATGAATATGGGTCAGAATTCGGCGCAAATGGCTTATGGACAGCAGAATGCAGGTCGTAATTTATTTGAAAAAGGATTGGGCGCTGCCGGAGGATTAATGGCAGGAGCACTGGGCGGTCCGGTTGGTGCATCTGGTTGGAATTTCATAGGGAGATAACCATGGCACTAGGTATTCCGCTTCCCGGCGAAGCAGGCGAAGGTCTTCTACAAGGCTTAAATACGGGCTCTACGATGTTTTCACGTATTATGCAGCCTATTTTAGAGCGCGAGAAACAAAAGCAGCTAGAGCAGCATTTTCAGCAGCAATTGGCTATGCAGCAAAAACAACAAGCCCGTGCTGGCCAGTTTGATGCGTTAAAGCGCATGATGATGGAGCAGCAGTTGCAGGGAATGAGGAACGCCAATGACCCCATGTATAAGATTAATCAATTTCAAAATATCGCTAAGATGCTTGGAGCTGGAAATATGGTTCCGCAAGAAGCGCGTCCTCAGAAAATAGCTGGAGAAGGGCTGGGGATGTATTCTCCTGAAGGATTGGAGCAAGCACAAACTGCACCCTCCCAATCAACGGGTGATGCTCAAGGTATGAATTTGGATGTTTTGCGTAATAATCCTTTGTTAAGAGGTTTTTTTAAGCAACAGTTTGGGTATGATCCTATAGAAAAAGAACAGGCGTATCATGGGGCCGCGAGAGATGCATATGATTTAGAGCGGTTACGTAAAGAAGTAGGTGAAGACAGTCCCGTATATCAAAATGCCATCCAGACTTATAAAGCATCGCAACAGGCTAAAGAGGACTTAAGCGGATTACGTGGCCGTACTTTAGGGGGGCTTAAGCCTGGAGAGCGCTGGATAAAAAATGATAAAACCGGGGAAATAGAAGGAAAAGAAATTCCTTTGACAGCTACTGAACGTACAGAGCATAAAGGTCGTGGATTTTTTAATTATGTATTTCCTTATATCAGCAATGGATTGTCGCCAATTTCTGGTCAAGGTTCTATTCGGAAATTTGAGCAAGCCTCTAGAGAATATAAAACCAATCCTGCCGCCCAGCAGTTAATAGATGATTGGTTGTTAGGAAAGAAACTATTAACTGCGGGTGTAGTTAAAGAGTCTTCTACGCTGGGCTCAGGAAAACAAAAATCTACTTATCAGCAATTAAGAGAATCTCTTAATTCATCCGATATTCCTGAAAAAATAGGCTCTATCATTAAGCAGTTCAATTTACCACCTGAGGCCATGCAACGTGCGGACCAGCGGTTTCAACAAATATTAAATGAGGCAACTGAAGCGGGTGAATCGAATGTACCGGCTTTTCAGAAACATTTATTTAATCCCAAGCAACATCCGTCGGCAGAAAAAGAATCTTCTGACATGAATAGGATGGTTAAAATTATAGATCCAGATGGAAAGATTTTTGAAACGCCTGCTTATAATGCAAAAAATCTTCCCGCGGGGTGGAAGCATGCCTAATGATAAATTTGATATGTCTTTATTACGGCCAATCCAATCTCAAAATTCTGGGTTTGACGCTTCTTTACTTAAACCTATTGAAAATACTTCTGGATATATTCCGCATAAAGAAGAAAGCTTTTTAAGCAAATTGCCAAGGAATATATTAATTGGACTAACGCATGCCGGCAGAAATCTGCATAATCTTCCTCATGATTTAGTGCAAGGATTCGAGCGGGGAACCAAGGGAACGGGGGAACTATTTAATCAATTGCCAGGGTCAAAGTTTATAAATAGAAACCATCCAAAATTATCTGAAAAGCTGCCTTATGATCCCAATAATTATGGAGATGTATTTGGCCAACAAGGCTCCGGTACCTTTATGGATAGGATGATTCAAGGAGGGGTAGAGCATGCGCCTGAAATTACTGGAGTAGCGGGATTAGTAAAAGCAGGTCTTCGTAAATTCCCCATTAGCCAGCGTGGTGCAGCAAGACAGTTACGACAAGCCGAAAAAATGGTTAAGGATTTAGAAGTAAATAATATCCCGATTAACCAGGAATTAATAGGCCAAGCTATGCCATTTTTGCCAAAAACCCATGCTACTAATGAAATGATAAAAGCGGCTCAATCCGGTGAATATAATCCTTCTTTCTCTTTGCAGTCCCAAATTGGTCATCATGAAAGAAGCTTAAGAAAATCCCCTTTAGCAGCGGAACGATTATTGGCGCCTGAAGCTCGCGATTTAAAACAACTTATTTTAGGGGAAATGGAAAAAGGATTACGCGCGCAAGGGCATAATGATATTGCTGATTTTCTTAAAGGAGGCATTGATGATTATAGAAAATATATTCACTTCAGGGATGAGGTTAAGCCCATTTTGAAAAAAATAGGCATCCCTGTTTCAGCGCTTGCTTTTTTAGGTTTAGGTATTAAAAAAGGGAAAGCGATTGGGTCGAGCTTAATAGATTAAAATTTATAAGGATGGTCTCTTAGGGAATGCAGGTCATCTAATGCTTCAAGCCATATGGGAAAAACCCACATCAAATAACCAATAAAAAGTAACCAATACATAAGATTCCCCTTAAACCAATTTTAAATAATGAAGAA